GTTTGTCCGTATTTGTTTGACGTTTCGTTGATAACGTTCGCCATATCCGGGCTATACATAGACAACCAGCGATTGACCATGTACAAATTAAAATCATTTTCTTCGATGGTAATTTCATTGTTTTTATCGAATATGATTGTATTTAAAAAATCAAATATAGTTGACATTAGCTAATAACTTTTGTCGTTGCAACGAAAAAGTCTTGCAACATTGAATAAAATATTTCATTGACATTTTCACAAAATAATTTAACTTGATCATCATTCAAGTTAGTTGAATAAGCAAAACTCGGTGCATTTCTTCCAGCAGTAATATTAATTCCGGTATGTCCTAAAGCAACATTATCTTTTGAAATTGTAATACTCACAGAGCATTTACCCTTTTCCTGCTCTTTACCATCAGATCCTGCAAATTTATCAATAATAAGTAAATCATCCCCATTAATTTCAATTGGTTTATTAAGATAATTTACTGACAATACTTGGCCAATATGAGTATTAAACAATCGTTGAAATGCAACAGCTCCGAGTGGACAAAGATTTGGAATCTCCCAAATAATATTAATTGCATCATCACTATAGATGTAGTCATTATTGAGTAAATCTTCTTGATCAATCAAGTTAGTTGTAACATTCATCGGTCCTCGAAAGATTACAATATCTCCGAGCGGATTAACTTTATCACGTAAAAACTTATAAGCAAACCTGCTATGAATATCTGAGCCGTCGTAAACTTTAATTGAATTAAGAATCATATATGATATATTAAATGGTAAAAATTAAAAATCAATATATATCATCATTAAATCTTAATGCAATTATATCATTATCATCTTCAGTGTAATTTGACCGTAAATCGAATATACATATATGTAAACTGTCTCGTAATTTCACAAGTTCGTGCATATATGATGAATGCATGTCTTCACATAATAGTACTCCACCGATGTTTAATAATTGAAAATAGTTATTCAAGAAAAAGTTTTGCGATTCCCAGGAATGTGGACCGTCCCACCCCGGGTTTTCAGCAAATTTGTGTTTCCATGTTCCCATTGAAAGTTCTACTTCGCAATTCTTTTTATTTATAGAATTGACAATCAAATCCTTTTTCAACTCCCTTATAGTTGTGCCGAACAATGCAAAGTATAAAGCATTAATTATTGTAGATTTACCTGCGCCATTTTTAGCATCTGGTTTATCTAAGTTTCTCCCTGTTATAAGATTTATACCGTCTTTGAAGTCTATGACCACAGGAGAATCACCAACAGATAAGAAATTCCTTATTGACAAGGATTTGAATATTACTTTACGCATGTGACTATTATATCAAACATCTAATAAAAATCTACACGGTAAGTATGTTTCATCGTTCATTTTGAAATAATCCCCATGTTATAACAGGGTTGTGAAATTCATTAAGTCCGGGATTATTGAGTTGCGTAAAATCGCTCCATCCCGGCTGTCTGGTAAAAAGTTTCATAATATATTCCAGATTTCCCCATTGCCCAATTTCTAAAATTTTCAGTCCTGATTGATGTGCTAATGCAGCGAGTCCCATTGGGGTGTATCCAGTATAGTAGTGAAAAGGTTCGCTGTGTGGGATATTGTTTGCTGGAACATTAATGTAAACATATCCATTTGGAGTCAAGTGATTTTTAATGTTTACTAAGCATTGATATGGGTTGTAAACATGTTCCAAAGTTTGATGTAAGCACACAAAATCATATTTTTTACCACCTAAATTAAGTCGGTGTAAATCATAATTTATAACATCTTTTTCATATGATGCATTGTCTATGTTTTTAACTTTGCCTTGAAGGTATTCAAGTTCTGGATCATTTTCCCCATTAAAAATTAAAAGGTTGTCAATATCAAATTTATATTTTTCAACATATCTCTCAAATTCTAAAAGAGAGATAACGCGAGGAAAGTCTTTGCCTTCCCATTTCCACCTTTTATTATTTTTTTGAATCGGAAGAGGTGTATATCTATCTCTATATTCCCCCGTATTATTTATTTTTATGAAAACGTCATAAATTTTCTGAACGTCTTCGTTTTCTATAATTTTCATGTTTATATTTAACTCGTTATAACATTTTTCCAATGTAAAACATCCAACTCCGAAAGATCAAAATTAAAATGTTCATATTTTAAATATTTCTCTCTCAGAAAATTGATTGAAATTTCCCTCCAATCTTCAACATATAATATAGGCAAATGTTTAAACTGCGAAAAACATTCATTATATTGAACGATAGGAACAGTTTTTAAATACAAACATTCCCAAATCCTATGACAATCTACACCATTTCCATGAGGTGCAAAAGAAAAAGCACTGCGGGAAACCTCTTCCCAATAGTTTCCGATAGATGTTCTATTTGAGAGAGGTAGCCAATATGTTTTTTCGTTACATTCCACCCTTTTAGCGGTGTTGGTAGCAATATCAAAATTTTTATATACTAAATTGTTTTTAATGTTGTTTTTGTTTATTACGGTTTTCAGCAAATTTGTGTTTCCATGTTCCCATTGTTTGTTTCCTAACCCTATTGGGAGAGAAAACAGTTTAGGGTGTGATATATACCTGTTTTGACAATACCATTTTTTCAATTTATCAGAGGATAAAAAAGGTAAAAATCTTTCATCTATTCCATGATCACTATTATGACTAATTAAAACAATCGGCGTTTCAATTTTTGGAAAAATTTTACTGAAAAAATATTCTAGTATGTGAGTATATACAAAAATTATTTTAGCGTTTTTAATATCTTCTGGCAATTCATCTACAATATCATTCTCCGAAAAAACGAACAGTTTAGTATTGATGTTCTTTAACTGTGTTTTAACCAATTCAGAATCGTAGTTACTTTCAACATTTAATGCTATTGTAACGTCTGCAATCTCTTGAAATTTTTCACCGGATATAAAACACATAACTATTTAACAATCTTTAAACTCGGAAGAGGCAGAACAAACTTTCCCACATATCCAGAGTTTTTATCTATTATAGCATTTGCCATATTCCACACTGATATTATACAATAATCTGTAGGGTTTTTTTCGAAATGTTCTTTGTTCACAATTGGAATGTTACTACCCGGAGAAAACCTTCCTTGTTTTATTTTTGCATCATCAACCACGTATTTAATATTTTCAGAATTCAAATTAAAAACTTTGCTGAATAGTGCAAATTTAGCAGGACACCCATAGCAAGACACAGTTTTTCCCCTCGATTTTACATCTTTCATAAATCGTTCCATATCATTTTTCAAAAGCTCTATTTTTTTGTTGAAATTAAGATATGTTTCATCATCATATAAACCATTAGAAAATTCTAAATTTTTAAAATTGGAAACTGTTTCCTTTATTTTAATGTCTAAATTCTCAGTTTTTTTAGCAAAAATTCTAAACGATCCGCCTTGAGTTGGGACATGAACGATATCAAAAATGTCCAAACCATATTTCTTTAAATACCTTTCCAATGGGGCTATACCATAATACTGCAAATGTTCATGATATACTTGATCGAAATACACGTTATTTATAGTATCTAATAAATAAGCGTTTTCTATCACAACGATCCCTTTATCGTCAAGACAGTTGGCAACTCCCCGCATTAACTCGTCTAGTTTATCCACATGAGCCATAACGTTATTAGCACATATAACATCAATTTTTCCAAATCTGTTCACAATATTTTCGGATGTTTTGACATTGAAAAAATCTGATATCAGATTAATATCGTTATTGTTTTTTGATTTCCCTATAACGTTTTCAGCGGGGTCTACCCCAATTAAAGTCTTCATCCCAATATCGAAAAAGGCGTTTAATAATATTCCATCGTTGCACCCTATTTCCAAAATCTTTTTTTCAGTATTGCCAAAAATTCTCTTTTTTATATCTATGGCATAATCGCTAAAATGTTTTATTAGACTTGGCGAATCAGAGCTAGCATAAAAATAATTTTTAAATAATCTAATAGGGTCTATAGTCTAACTGAGTTGAACGTGTCCACATTCATCACATTTAACAACAGACAGCGAAAATCTGTCTTGATTATCTAGGTTTTCAGAATCTGGATACGAGTTAGCTAATGCACATAATCCAAAAGATATCACATTTTTAATATTACTCGATTCACACAATCTACATTTAGAGATATATTCAATCATATTTAAATGGTATCAACCTATTATTGCTATATTTATAAGCATCTTCAGATTTATCAATATCTCCTACAATAGATTCTATAGACCCCTTAAAACAGAAATCAAAAACTTTAGAAAATTTTTCATTAGATGCACTAAAGCTATAAATATTATTAGAAACGTTTTCTGTTATATCGACCTTTAATATATCCGATACACGTTTTGCTATATTGAAAACGCTTTCATTAAAAGAAATTATGTTATATAACCCTCTTTTTTCGTATTTTCCACATTTTATTATGGTTTTAACAGCATTTACCAAATCTGATATATCTAGAATAGGTCTGTAGTTTTGTGGATTTGAATATTTTACCGAATTATTATTCTTAGCGGATTCGAACATGGCATTTATCATGATGTCATTTCTTATTGTTGGAGAAGCACCATTTACTGTTCCAAACCTTAGTCCGTAATATTCCAATGACTCTGAGAGTTTCGCATACTGGTCTATTACGTGTTTTGTAAGATCGTAATAATTGTGTGGTGTAAATTCTTCTTCTGTCTCAGAAGAGATGTGCATATGTTTGTTCCCATATACACTAGAACTGCTTGCGTAAATAAATTTCAAAGGCTTTAGCTTAGATATTTTTCTCAGCTTTTCTAGTATGTGTATGAAGTTTAGGACGTTATTGTTAAAGGACGAAATCATATCCTTTTGACACATTCCAACGCTGGAATGTCCTGCCAACAGGATAACAACATCATAGCATGACAAAAAATTCTCCGTCAACTCACGAAAATCCATTTTATAGTTATTACTGTTCACGTTATTACCAAACCATTCTAGGTCTACAGTATCTACTTCGTAATCACATATCATTTCTTTATATAATCTGCTTCCTATATACCCTGTCCCCCCTATTATCAATGTTTTCATATCCTTATTTAAGGTTTCACCTTTCATAAATATAGTCAGAATATTTATCTTGATTGTCTCTAATATAAGTTGGCCAATTCTCCTCTGGTTCTAAGGAATGAAATTTAACATTTTCTCGATCAAAGGTGTCTTTTAAATTATATATGCGTTCTTTTATAGCATCTTTTGATATATTTTTATATTCTGTGTGAGAATAACTTTGGAGTTTGTTGTATAAGCGTTCAACTCCTCCCGAAGAGGAAAAGTGCCATCCACCATTTGGTATTGGTGTTGGGCTTCGCTGTTGTGTCGCCATATCGTAAACATTTCCAGCTTTTAACAAATTTTCATATTTTGTAACCATAGTGCCGTTCCAGTATATTGACCCCCAATGATTAAATACTGTATTGATATAATAGTAATACATTTTTTGCTGTAAGTGTGTATGCCCTATAATATCAAAATCTTTTAATTTTTTCACACATTCAGGGTTCGGTATTTCGTCACAACAACTCACCATTATAATATCACCGTTTTCAGCATCCACTAAACCTTTTAAAGTAGCATCAAACGCATTTCTTTCGTTAATCCAAGGATTCGAAACAAAAGAACTTTTCGGGACTGTTACAGTTATTATCCTATTTTTAAATTTTTCAAATCTTTTTTCGTTGGTTTCAAACATCAACACCTTTTCATTACTCTGCCAGCTTAATTCCCCCTCAACCAAAACAAAGAAATCGACAACATCATTTAAAACGTTCAATCTAAGTTCTAATAAATCCAGTTCATCGTTGAAAATTATACAATCATATACTTTCATATTTTATAGGTTTAAAGCAGAGGATATTTGACTCCAAACAGCTTTATCGATAACTTCCCTGTTATGGTCATTTCTAACCCTTATCCAAGGAGATTTAAAAGCTTCGTAAATATTTTCGTGTGGTGGAACTTCTACAAGATTTATATAATTTGTAGTATTATGTATAAATGTTTTATCGACTCCACAGGCTTTTAATGTTTCTCCTATTGCGACATCATCTGGCATGTTTTCATAGTTCACTTTTTTCTTATTATCTATAAGAAGTTTTAAAGTTTTTCTAGAGAATATACAACAAGCACCAGAGCAAAAATTCCAAGAATCATTAAAGTTTCCTAAATATAAATGCTCTTCGCTTGAATATGACTTTAAAACATCCCTAATAACATCAACATTGACAAATGTTGAACTGTTACATCTGATCACAAAATCATATTTTTCTAACTTGTTTTCATGTTCTAACGAATAGATAAACTTGTCAAACATTACAGGTATTCCTGTTCCATCATAGTTGCTTTCAGAGTTATAATTTATAATAGTGTTGTCATCTTCTGCTCGATTTTTTCCGTTATACACAAACAAAAAATCTTCGCCGTTTTTACGCAAATATTCTCTTTTTATATCGTCGAAAAAATTATAAAACGGAGTATCAATTGTCAATGTTAATGTGAGTATGTTCATATTAAGTTTTCCCAATCTACTGCTGGAGATAAGTTCGCGTCTACTTGGGTTGTTACTCCCGGAATGGGTGACCAAAGGCGAATGTCTTTGGTTGTATATAACGCTCTAAATAAATCTCTATCGTATAACTTATAGTGTTTGGCATATTCTCCTACAGTTCCGTTCCATAGCTCTCGCGTAGTTGCCCATGTGCAGCAAGTAGATTCACACGTTCTCCAGTGTTTATTCGTAGAGTCTATAAATTTTATATGTTCTTTTCCGTTTGTTATATCGTCATTGTTCTTGTATCTGTCTAGGTGATCATACCCTGTAACAAGCCCCAATTGCTCGACCCCGTATTTTATGTCCATTATTGATGTTTTGCAGTGAAGGTAGTCGTCTTCCACAAAATATACATCATTAGTTAACGTGTCAGCTATTTTGAAAGTTTCTATCAAGCTGCTGTTATTGTCATTATGATTTATTTCTAAAATATCATAATGTGTTGGAATATTTTCATACAGCCTTCCTTTTTTTCCGTCATGTATAAATATTAACTTTCCTATAACATCTTCAGCGTAAATTGCAGCATTTATAAAAGATTTTAGACATTTTATCTTGTCATACCAAGGTGGTCTATATCTTCCCATCTTGGCATCGTGGTGGGGGGTATCAACTTCAGAATTACAGCATCTATATATTACGTCTATTTTACTCATTTGTTTATAATCCAACTGGTATTAGATTTAGGCATAACTGTAACCTCCTTAATTTTACAGAACACATCTACTGCACTTTTAACCTGTTCCCAATCATAGTCATGACCCGCAAGGACTCCACCATTTTTAATTTTAGGATACCATGAAATCAGATCATCGATTACATCTAAATATTCATGTGAAGCATCTAAGAATAAAAAATCAATAGAATCATCCAAAAACGTTTTTGCTGCTTCTATTGATGTGCTTTTAACAGGTTTAATAATATGTTTTATAGGGGATATTTTAGTTAAAAACAGTTCAAACATCTCACCCTTTTGAAGAGCATTAAAAGCTTCATGACTTCCTACCTTTTCAAGTGTGTTGTGCTCTTTACTGCCCTTCCATGTATCTACACACCACAAATCTATATTCTTTCCAGAATTTATTATTTCGACCCCCAAATATGAGAGGCTTTTTCCTAACCATACACCAACTTCGACAAAAGTTCCATGCTCCCCCTTGAAGTCCTTTACTATATCTTCATAAAGGTCTGCATAATTAAACCATCCGTCTATATAATCACTAAAATGTTTCATATTGTTTTTATTTATCACATTTTTTCTAATTTACAACAGTGTTCAAACGGAATATTACAATTTAAAGCTTTATGATACAGTTCAACCAAAAGATTTTCAGTTTTTATGTTATGAAAGGCGATTGGATATTGGATTAGTTCATAATTTAAATGGCACCCTACAGGATGTTTATTTTTAGAAGCGTTCACATATTCATAGTAATTGAGGTGATAAAACCCTTCACAGACTGTTAGGTCTATATTAAAATCTTCTTTTAGAAAATATGCTAACGCAACATCACAACCCGAATATTCTACCTGCTTACCGTGAAGATTAGGATTTTTCCACCTTTCTATATATTGTTCCAATTTATCATACATTTTATTCATTAAACCTCTGCTGATTATAAACCCCGGTCCACCACTAGCGAATAGAATATTTTTATTTTCAATTGTTCTATAGTCGTAGTGACCACCAATATACAAATCGTCATTACTGTCAAATTTTTTTAACAATTTATCCAAATTATCAGGATGAATAAAAATATCATATCCCCCAACATAAAACCAGTCACACTCTGCATGTTTTTCAAACTGTTTTTTCATACATAAAAACTGTTTAGACAATGCACTGTTGTAGTCATCTCCCTCAACTTTTGGGTGTGTATAACATGGTAAACATATGTCTTCTGAAGCACCAAAAAAAAGAAAATTTTTAAAATGTTTTAAAAAAGTGTCTTTTAAAATGTAACAATGCTGTTTGAAATTTTCACACATAAAAACGCCAATTGAAATATTATTATAAATCATACAGTTAAAAACTTTTAAAATCGTTCAATTTTTTAGAATGTACATGTAAATTGAATATTGGAGTTTTTTTCCCGTTATAAAGTATATATGGCATTTTCAAATCTAAATCGAAATATGGTAATATCTCCCCACTTACAATTTTTTTATCTATTATCCTATCTACATTGCTAGGATGTATAGAATTTTTAGAACATCCACCGCTTCCACCTAAAAATTGACCAAATGTGCTAGGATCGAATACAAAATCATAAACATTTTCTGAATCTGGAAGTCCGGGTAAAGAGGTTATGATGTCATGTTCTGAATTTATATGTCCTAAAAGCCTCATCTCGTGTGGCATACTCCCCAACAAGTTTTCTAATTTTTTAACCCCTAGTTTAGATAATTCAAATAGATGCTTGCATACATCATTCAACCCATTAGGGGTTTTTATATACATAAACCCGCAAACGTATTCATCTAATTTGTGTTTAGTCATTCCAACGTTTTCGATATTACTTCTCAATTTTTCTATGATTAAATTTACATCGTGATATATTAAAACATCGTTATCGAAGTGTATTGAATCATAAACATCGAAACTTTCGCAAAATTCGTTTATGTAAAACATGCGTTCAAAAGATGTTCTCCATAAAGGATCAGGATCGTTTATATAATAATTTAAGGTGTCGAGTTTTCCCAAGTTGAATGAAGCCAGTGGTATTATTTCAACATTTTCAGTATTGCAAATTTTTGCATCTGTCAATAAAAAAATTCTATAATCTGTTTGAGTTTTTTCTATTTGCTTTATGCAACACGAGATATGTTCAGGCAATTTAACACCTTTATGAAATAATATAAAGGTATTCATCTAATCTCCTTTCACGTATTTACTGTTTTTAAACCAATATGTGACAGCTTTCTCTGGCATCAGTCGATCTGGTGTTATCACCACAATTTCACATTCGCTGCCAGTATCGTTTTTTATGGTAGATGCTAATGTTGCTTGTCCTGAGTGAAACGTTAAAAATCTTTTACATGAAGCTAAAATATCAGAATATCTAATTAAATTAGTGACATCAACAGTGTCAAACCTTTTAGAAAGGTCGTAAACACAATCATATGTTAAGTTCGAGTGTGTCACTATTAGTGTGTTATCGTCCAAATCGAAATTAAATAATATTTTTTTCACTACTTCTGGATTATACCATCTAATCGAACTGTATGCACTCAAATCTAGTAACGTCTTATTCGTAAAATCCGCTATTTTATTAGGTGTATAATATATTTTAGGATAGTGAAATATTGGGTCAAAGCCTTTGTTTACTTGAACAGCTTCTATGTGATTCATTCCAATCTTTTCAACATGGATTATATCATCCAACCACTTCATGTCGGTGCTATCTACTTCTCCATTCAGGTATTTATTTCTACCCCAAATAAAATCTTTCAATCCTCCGTTTCTGTATGCATTCTGTTTCGATAGATAACATTTCACACCATTTTTGTCACAATGTTCTGGTAATACCGTATGTGCTAAATTATCTCCTAATCCGCCCCAAGGCTGATATATTACAATATCCTGTTTCATGTTTAAAGTTTTATATACTTATGTCTTTCAGATTTTAAAATCAAGTCTATTTCACCTCTCTCGTTTAAGCTATTCCATCCTGTTTTTGGAATGGCATTTATTATATTACACCCGTTACATAAGAAACTTGCCCAAAAGCTAAATGTTCCTTGACTTAGCACTAAATTATTGTGCGACGATAAAAAAGATATCGTATTTTTCTCGTTGTCTGAGAATATTTCTGCTTTGTATTTCTCACACAAGAATTTCACGAAATCATCATTCGGAGAATCCGTGCATATAGATAGTTTTTCATGTGGTATGTTTTCTATATTATATGTGTAATAGTGGAGTGGCAGTAGATGTTTTGTATTGTTACCTAAACGTAAATCTCCAATTCTCAGATGTATGGCTAAGTCTCTAGGTGAGGTTTCATATTTTTTAGGATTAAACCATTTAATAATATTGTCTCTGAATGGGACATAAAATTTCTTTCTTTGAAAGTAACCATCTAGTATTATTTTCCTAGGTGTTTCATCTTTAATAATATCAAATATGTCGAAATCGGGATGGCATAAATCATCTGATAATGTGTGGTTCCCTAATCGTTGAATTGGATTATCATAATAATTATAAAATGGATTATCGTAACATATATCTATACCATCTAATGCAAAACCTTCACTTTTTATGTTTGGCCCATAAAGTTTAAATTTTAAATTTTCTGATATAATTCTTCCTAAAAAATATGGAAATAACTGATTTCCGAACCGACCCATATTTTTTTCTATAATTACGCTCATTTTTTCACAAAAAACCAAGCATTTAAGTCCATATCTTCCACTTTTTCTCCTATTTCTGATGCAAATTCATCAACTGCCTGTTTAACTCCTCCTATATAAGACAGATAATCATGTCCTGAAAAAATTCCTCCGCTTTTAAGTTTAGGATAATAATTCCTACAATCTTTTAAAACTTGTTCATAATCATGGCACCCATCGATAAATATAAAATCGAAATAATTATCTTCGAAAGTGTTTAAAATTTCATCTGAACTATTTTTATATTTCACAAATCTTTCTTTATACGGCATGATCAATTCAGTTGCGGTATCTTCAGCAATAATCGCATTTTCCTCTGTTAAGGTGTTACCGTCCCAATCTTTATACACTCTATATGGGTCTATACCATATAGAGTCAAATTCGGCAAATTTTCCAATAAGTTCGATGCATTTTCTCCTTTAAATACACCTATTTCAAGCCCCGTTATATTGCCACAATTTTCCAATTTTTCTATTAATCCAACGCCAGATGTTAATTTTTTCATATATTTTTATTTATCACTATATTGTTGAAAATATAGTCTTTATATTTTGACATCCTAAAAAATTCAAATGCTTTTCTGCAATTATCTCGCATCATATTTTCCTGATTTGAAGTAATATTAGAAAGAATGTTAGTAACGTCTTCGTAATCCATAGATTCAAAATCACTTTCTTTTATTTTTACTATAGTATTATCCCAATCCCATTCTGGAAGATGCCAGTTGTCCGATATCAGTATAGGTATTGCTCCGGCGTGAATACTCTCCCAAAATCTTACAGATGATGGTGAACTTCCTCTAGGACATAATGAAAATCGACTTCTTTGTAATGTTTGTTTATATTCAATTTCTTCAGTTTTTTTAAAATTCTCAACTTGAAATGTTTGAGCTTGTATATGATATTGATACCGGTAAATAATATTTGGACCATGTAGTCTATATCGCATACGTTCTCTAATTGGATGGGAAGTATGCGTACCGATAAATGAAACTAAAATATCTTTTTTAACATTATCAAATTCCCACATACTTGTAAATGAGATTGGTATTATATTTATATCTTTAAGTTTGTTTGATGTATCATGTAATGGTGTAAATACAGTATCAATATTTAAATGTTTAAAGTAATTTTCCAATAACATGTACGAATCATGCTGACAAACAGTGAAATTATGTTTTTGTGTTATGTTAATTTTACTTAAATATCTAAAATAATATTCAGATGGTTGTTTATTCGGAAAATTTAACCAGTGACTGTTTAATATTTGTGTCCAAGGCACAGCAACATAATTAATAGTTTGAATATCTTTTAACTGTTTAAAACATTCAAACTCAACTGGGAATTTTTCATATTCAAATATATCTTCAAAAAATTTATACACCATAATATTATTTAATTATATGATTATGTAAAATATAATCGGTAAATCCAGGTGGAGATATATATTTATCATATATGTGTCTACTGTATTTTTGAAGATCGATGTACATTTCATCAGACATACTGTTCCAACAATTTATAACCATGGTCACAATATCGGATGGATTTGATGTAACGATGAATCTATTATAATCAACAACATCTTGACATGGTAAAGAAATATCCGTATCCAATATAATTGGGATTTTACCCATGCTTAGTGTTTCATATAACCTATATGAAAAATTTCCAGCACCTCTTGAACAAACTATAAAATCACTATTTGACATATTGTCAATATATTCGTTTCTGAGTGTATGATTATGTATACTCCCGCCCCAGAACTGATTTCTTATTATAAAGTTTGTACGTATGTGTTGATTATTTTGTAAATTATTAATTACTTCCTGTCGAATTGGGTGTGTAACTGCACCACAAAACCCAATAATTGGTACGGTTTGCTTGTTCTTATATCTAATGTATGGTTTGAAGTCTGCACTCCAAGCTGGCATACTATGTTCGTTTTGATTTTTTTTACTTTGTCTAATAGATGTTCTAAATAATGTTAAGTTATCAATCTTAATGGGAGTATCATTATCATCATTATAAAATGCTAAAACAGGTTTGTTTAATTTAGTGTATTTATGTATTTGATTGTCTAATTTATTAGGGTATAAAATAAAATCAGCTTCTTCCACATTTTCCACAATTCTAACTTTTTTAGATATTTGCTCAATCCACTCCACGTTATTAAAATCTTTATTTTGAATAACAACATCACGATTGAATTCACCAGCAATTAAAAATTGTTCCTGGGTGAAAGTATTAAAATTTACATCATTTTTATCAAACCATATTTTCATACATTTGCAGTGGTTTTGATTTTATCCATTAATTTTATTTTTTGCTCTACCCCCTTCACGTAATTAGCGTGATGAATGTAGATATTATCTGGTACAAATACATTACTTACACCATCCCAGTTATTTGTGCCATCGATATTATTAAAAAAATTACCAATTGTGTAATATAAATTCTTATTTAGTAATTTATAGTTAACACTATGTTTAAAATTGTTAAGCGCAGCTTGATCATTACCCATATGTTTAAAATTTGCTTTAACATTTTTAAACAGATTGTGTGTATTATTTGTTTTTCTGCAAGCAAAAAATCCAGCACATAATGTGTCACAATCATCTTGACAAGCTAGCTCAACGCCGTTTTCCAGATATTTACTCAAATCATTTAGAAACGGTGCAAAAAATTGCACATCGCAATCTGAAAAAATAAACCAGTCTTCTGAAGTATCATCAAATGCTGAAAGTATTACATCTAATTTAAAATTCATAGCTTCTAACCAACCTTGCTCCATAAAATACCCATTTGTTGTGGTTTGTTCGTGATATAAATATTTGATGCACAATTCATCAGAAGTGTATAATTTTCTTAACGATAATTTAAAATAATCATTATAAAGTTTTTTGTGACTATCACTAAAATGTGTATAAATCTTAACCATGTTGAATAATACTATTTAATTTATTTAATTCCTCCGTGAGTTGCGTTGCATATGTTATTCGCCAATCATTATTGTCCCATATACCTTTACGATAGCTTTCCAATCCAGTGGATATTGTATCCTCTTTTTCACCTGTAATACTATAATGCAGATGTTTAATTAAAATGTCATGTCTATATTTTGTTCTTTTAATCGTATCAAAAATTGTTTGCACCCAGGTATCATGGTGAGTATTAGGCATAAACGGTTCTACAAAATAACCGACTGTATTGATATAATTTTTGTGAACAAAAAAGTTCACACATAGGGGTTGCACATTATTAAAAATATTGCCAGGTCCTCTCATACCATCGTTACAATGAACCATTAAAAGTTTATCTTTTGGTCCAGTTTGAAATTCTGATGATATTTTAGTATCCCAATCTGGTGTATTAAATGTCATATCATCTCCAATCATTGCGTAAATATCAGCGTCAACGTCTGTAGCCATTTTATTCCACATAGTAGATAGCCCTAAGAACTTACCATTATTTTTAAATTCAACAGTGGTAACATTTGGTACATTACACTTAATGTATTCGTAATATTTTTTTGCAGGGTCATCATCATCCACACCCAACACTAAATTCACATCACAAGGATTTTTGGTAGTTGTAATTAAACTTGAAATAAGTGTAACCAACTTATTCATTCTATTTTTTGTCGGGCAAAGTAATGCAATCTTCATATTATACTACACCACCTTATATGGATTATTAGGTATAAAGTTAGTTAACAGACAATCTAAACTATCAAATAGCCTATTAATATGAATTTGGTTATTATTTACTAAATAAAATATACAAGAGTTTTTAATCATTTGTGTGTGCTTGATTTAATATGTTGTAATGATTTCACAACATCATCAACCGTCACAGTTGGTGGTTGATTTGGATAATGACCATGTTTTTTGAGGTATATTTCTCTGCCACCATATACGTTCTTTTCCCACTGCTCTGTTTTATTAGCTATTGAAGAATTATCAATGGCACCTTGAACTTCCTCAAGATAATCTATACTGTTGTCAATATCTGCAAACCACCAAAACGGTGGATGGTAACCTGCTTTGATAATCATATATGTGTGGTCTACATGTTCCCATGCATTGTAATAATTTTCATCAATTAAACCGACTTTTTGTAAAACTTCTTTAGTAAAGAATGAAAACATTGCAACTGTATGTTCATAAAGGGCAATTTTTACATCTTTATAATCAACAATTAATTTTGGATTTGGTGTAGAGTGTTGATCCAAAAGGTGTCTATTATGTAAATCAAAATTTTGTATAGTCTGTTTACGGTTAAATGGTGACCCAGGCCCGTAATTAAAATGTTGAATCCCTGATATTTTACTTGCTTTAATATATTGATCAAAAACGTCTTCACGTTTGATTATCATATCATCTTCAATTATAAAAATATAATCACACCCTTTTTCGAGTAAACACTTGAGGGCTACATTTTTAGACTTACCAACACCTAAATTTGTTTCATTCTTAATATAAACGTATGGGGACGGAAAATCTAAAGTGCTAACCCGATCACCATCATTTACAATAACAAGTTCATCAAATTTGCAGGGTATAATTGAATTGAGCAACTGTTTCAAGTACTCAGGTCTATTACAAGTTATGATACCAACGCCGATTTTATCCATTTATATTTATTTTAATCTCATTTAAACATAAATCAATCGTATAAATAATAATATATGGCTGCAAATTATTACGTTAATATAAAAGAATTACCTACAGTTGAACAAATAAATCCTGGAGATTTGTTAATTATTGAAACAGAAGCAGGTACATCTATTTTAGATTTTTCTAATTTTATTGTTGGTTTTGAAAATACAACTTTTTCAAGTATAATTTCTACAAATACTACAGATATTGCTGATCTTCAATCTCAAGTCAATACAATTAACACTGCATTAGGTATAGTTACAACTGTACCGGGTACTATTACAACATCAGAAAAAACATACATCGGTAAAACAACAATTTCAATCAAAAATGGAAATTTAACCGGAAGTGGTATTTTAACTCCTGTACCTCCAACTACATTAACATTAAGTAAATCTGATATTATTGTGGTACCTGCTAATCAAAATGCTACATTATCGGGTGCATATGTGAGTACATATTCAAATATTACACCAAATCGTGGTCAAGTTGAATTAACAGCAGCCAAAGGCAATTCAACTAATGAACTAATATTCAATATTTTTGCAATCAAATCATATTAATTTACCAGCTTTTTTAGTAAAGTCCGCTATTAAATCACGTTGATGTTTTTCTGATTTTTCGGAATTTAATGAAGCAGCTTGATCTTTTAACAATTGTTCTAATTGATTGATCGTGTGTGGGTTTAACACAGTATCCCCTGCTTCGCCGATAATATCACTATCTACGTTGAGATATTGGTTCATTAGTGCAATCCGTTCTTCACGATTACCGTAAATTTCAATAATTCCTGGTGAGTCGTCCTTCGGAAAAAATTTATCAACAGTCAACCCATGAGTGTAATGTCTAATTATAGCTTTAAATAGATTGTCAATTTCACTAATATATTCAGGGTCAATCTCTCTCGTGCCATTTTCTTCAATCTTTACTTGAGATGCTTTAGTAATTGGTATGAAAAATATAATGTCTAAGAATTTCATTGATTCTCTTACAACGTTTATACATTTATTAACAAACTCATCATCAACATCTGTTGCATTTTTACTGTTTGACCATAATGAGTAAATTAAATTATCAAGCGGACACCGATCGAATATAACATGATCTTTAGATGTGTACTGTTGCATCTCATCAATCATATGGTTTAAGATAGCCCATTGACCGTCTTTAGTGCATTTTTTACTGTGTGGGTAATTACCAGCTTTTAATGCTTCTCTATATGTTTGAGATGGTGTTTTATATTTTGGCCAAGTTTTTAAAAAATCTTGGATTAATGTAGTTTTGCCAATATTGGCTGTTCCGCTTATTGCTATTCTCATAAAATTTTATTTATTATACCCGCAAGGCTTTATCCCACAGCAATAAATGCAATCTAGGGCTAAAGTTTACTCCAAATTGTTTTGCCCATTCAGCTACTTCCGTAGCCTTATCAAGATGTTCTTGTCTAGATCCACAACAAGGCATAAACCATATACGATTAAGTGGTAATCCTAATCTGTGTATGTATTTATCAAATACTTCTTGCACGTCTTCTTGTTTACTTATAACAAATTTAAAGCCTGAGTTTACAGCTTTATGATACATTAACACATCTGTAACATATCGTTTTTCTTCTGGGTCACCATTATTACTTAGTTTCGGTGATGTTGTGAACGTTGCATTATATTTTGCTCTCCATTTTGGTAATGGCATAATACTTGCGTTAGTTTCAAAATCGATACGTGGTGTAAATCTATTCTTTTCAATAAAGTAATCTACAAAGCGTAATAAAGGTTCTTGCCGAAGCATTGGTTCACCACCAGTTATTTTTAATATTGCACCTTGATTTAAGCGGTCTGTAAATCCATTCTTATCGAAGTATGTTATAACTTCGTCAAATGATCGTTTATTTTTAATTGACCAACTAATAAAGCTATCGCATCCGAACGGTGAATCTTTAGATGCAAATCCTTTGCAAGTTAAATTGCATCCAAATAATCTTAAAAAGACTGATGGTTGACCGATATATTCGCCTTCACCTTCAAGGGTATAGAATATCTCTTCGATGTTGTCTTGACCTGCTATTAAAAGATAATCTTTATCGGTTAAATCCATAATGATTTGAATAAATATCATTATAGCATTTGAAATTAAAAAATCAAATGACAAAATGATTTATGTCAAAAAAAATAAGTAACCGCAAGGTCAAGCGTTATGAAGATCAAAACAATGAATCAGATGATATTATTACAAAGATAGAAAAAAATACAACTAAAAAGTGGGTCACAAATTATAAGATCCAAAACCTATTCAAACTAAATGCTGTACACAATTCATTTCTTGAATTGATCATGTATAAAGACACTAAAATGGTATTTGCTAACGGTCCAGCAGGTACAGGGAAAACATACTTAGCTGTTTTAGGTGCATTACAATTACTACAAAAAGGTCAAATTGATAATATTATCTATATTAGAAGTATAGTTGAAAGTGCTTCTAGAAGTATGGGTAGCTTGCCTGGTGAATTACAAGAGAAGTTTCATCCATGGTCATTACCATTGCTAGAAAAATTGGATGAAATTATTGGTAAACCTGCTGCATCTGATCTTATGAAAAATGATTTTATTCAATGCTTACCAGTTAATTTTGTACGTGGATTAACATTCCGAAATAGTTTGGTAATTGTTGATGAATCACAAAATTTAACAAAAGCAGAATTAACAGCTATATTAACTAGATTTGGTGATCACACAAAATACGTTATTATTGGTGACTCATTACAAAGTGATATTAATGGTAGGTCCGGATATACACCAGTATTAGCAGCATTTAATCACGATACATGTGAAGCAAATGGTATTCATGTATTTCAATTTGGTGAAAATGAAATAGTAAGATCTGAAATCTTGAAGTTGATTGTAAAGAGATTAGCTACAATTAATACACCTAAGACTGATTCTGCTGACTAGCAATTTTTTCCAATTCAATTAGTTCACGGATAGCATCTTCAACTGAAACAGATTGAATGTTTGATGATGGCCCATTACTATTAGATGGATTGGCAGGGGCGGTTGCTTTTGCAATTTCATTTAATTTGCTGAATACATTATGTTCTAATGTTTTTTCAGGTGGTCTCGTATCCGGTGTAAAAACAGGTGTATCTGAATTGCCGAATCCCATTGTTAATCCATACATAGTATGTGATTATTTATTGCCCCACGATGTGCCCGAAAACCAATCACCTTTACCACTTGATGTATTCGCACCAACATGAGCTGCACGATTAATTGGAGGCGTTTGTTGTAGAGATGAAACAAACTCAGGTTGTTTAACTGTAATGTTATTATCTACTGGTGGATGTTCTGTCGTTGGTGTGGTTGTTGAAAGCATCATGTTTCCAACAACTAACGGGTTGGTATATACTGCTGAATTCTCAGCATGTTCAAATACTTCAACAGCATTTACCCAGCATCTACCAGATGAAGCAGCTGCAATATAATTTTGAGTTAACTTGAAAACAAATTCTGCAGTTTTTTCAATACCAACTCCACCTTCAAATACTCGTAAATTCACAACATCTTTCACTGCAAGTTGTTTGAACAACTCTAATTCCGGATCATCTTGAGCTACGGTTAATGTATGATCAAAATACTCATGCAAAATAACTTTTAAATCTTTGAGACCACCAAAATCAACAACCCAATTGCGATCATCCAAAGTACTGCAACCAAACCAGATTTTCGCTTTTAATTGATATCCATGAATATGTCGACAATGTGAATCTGTTGCACGCCACTGACGAAATGCACATGAACCTAGCTCGATTACTTTAGTTGATTGAAAATTTGTATTAGACATAAGTGATATAATAAATGCAAATTTAAACAAATCAACTTAAAAAATTTGTATTTGCTATAATTTATTATAAATACATTATATGGCAACCGAAAATGCTCCTATTTCAAAATTACCACCAGCAGATCCATTAACTGGTTTAGAACCTATTCCTACCGTGCAAGGTGATGAAACCTTATCACCTTCATCAGTTACAGACACATACGTTGAAAAAACAACAGTAACAACCACACCAACAGATATTGCTACATATGTTGGTACAGTGGTACCTCCAGCTGGTACAATTACTATGTATGCGGGTTCTAAAGCTCCTACCGGTTGGTTAATTTGCGATGGTTCATTATTACAAAATTCAGAAAAATATGGTAAATTATATGCAGTTATCGGTACAACATTTACTGGAAATGAATCAGGAGCTGGCGCAAATAAATTTAGAATACCTGACATGCAAGGTAAGGTAGCAGT